TTTAGCCTTCTGCAATTATGACAGATTGATTTTGTAAAGGTGCATTCTTTTGCATACTTTCTACATTGAAAACACTCTATACGCATAACATAATTTGCCCTTCTGCAAGTATGGCAGAATCTGTATTTACGTTGGTGTAATCTATTAGTTTCAAAATCTGTTAAAGTATTCTTACATACAATAATGTCGTTGATTAATGAGTCTTTATCATCTTGAATAAAGAAAATTACTGAACTCATTTACCTTTAATCATGATTAGTTGGTCATCATGCTTAATCACATCAACATCTGATATGTTAACCATACCAGATACCTTTGGTCTATTAGGGTCAGTTGGCACTCTAACTGTGAGTCCTTTGAATTTCGCATCACACATGACATTCTTACTAGTGAGCATTTGTAATACCTTACCAGTTTCGTCTAACATCTCTGTGTACCACACATTCTTTCTAATATCAAATCTTAATCTGAATGCCTTGCACTCATCAGGGATATCAACATTGCCTTTAATGGATCCAATCTTACCTTTACCGTTGCCAGTAATCATAACTTTACCCTCGGCTGTCTCTCTTATTGATTCAATATTATCTTTATCAAAAGTAAATCTTCCGTGATGGATTCCATCAAACCAGGATCTACTTCCTATAGGAGCAGTGGATGCAACATCCAATGTGTACTCTGATAGAACACTTTTGAATTCACCCATTTTAGCACCTGGCTTTAAAGCCTCTATCCACCATCTATGGTTGTTTGGATCCCTAGCATTAGAATATACGAATCCTATTTGTGCTTTATCCCAATCCATGTCCAATGGTAACAAGTCTCTATCCTTAATCATTTCTTTGATTTCAGGTACTTTCATTGATGTTCCTTTAGGTCTTACTCCTCTTAATGTCCATACTATAGATGATTGAAATTTAGGTGTCCCCTCTTTAGTTTGAGAATAAGGGCTAACTCTTATTTGTGGTTCCAAGTCAAAAACTAAATCATAGCCAATTTCAGTTCTGACTACCATAGTCTTTACATCTGCTTTATACCTAACACTTCTATAAATCTCATTGGTTTTCTCTGGAGGCATTTGAGATGCGGAATTAACATACTGGTTAGTTTTTTTGTTATCCGTTTTTTTATTAGGAGCTTTAACTGAGTTTTTCCTCATTGAGTTGGCCATGTATTAGTATAGTCTAATCCTTATATTAATGTTTATATTTCTTCTATATGTTTTACAGATTTTACTACCAATGAAATACGATAAGGCCATACAACCTTCTTACCAGATTTCATGATATATTCATTATAATCTGTTGGTACTTCTATGTTCTTTTTTTCACCTGGCATTAATTGACTAGGGAATTTCTTTATTGTTACATAGTTCTTTTTTGTATCTTTCTCGCCACTGGCTGTTACTAGAATACTCTTACCAACTACATTAAAGTCTTTGATAGGCATCTCCCCCGTGTTATGAATCTGATACTTTAGTACCCTTGCCTCACCCATCATAAACTCGAAAGCCTTTTCAGGTGGGTCTATAATCATTATATCCTGTATGTTACCCTCAAGAGCCATCTTCTTCTGGTTCCTCTTCTACTGCTTTCTTGGCTTCTTCATATTGCTGTCCCGGGTTTTTGTAAGGTGCTCGTACCTCTTCCTCACTCTTTTCTATTTCCATATCAGGGAGTCCTTCTCGTCTGATTATATATTTAGTTTTAAGTCTATTCTTTTTCTTTTGTACAGTTTCCACTTGTCCTGGTTTAAGTTCCTCTTGTTTCTCTATAGTTGGATAATATATCATACCTGTTTTCTTATATTCTGATTCCCATGTTTTTAATATCATCATTGCCTGGTCTGCTGACATATCCTTCTCCATCTTCTTAAGCCAATACTCTTGGGTATGACCTATTGCTTTATTAGAAGCATTGAATGCACCGGACCTTTTTCCACCTGGACTTGGATGTCCTTGACCTACACTTCCTGAATCACTTGGTCTTTTATTCATTGGACTACCTTGTTTAGATCCAGATGTTCTTTCTTTGTCACCAGTTGCAGAGTCACCTCTTCCTGATTTCTTTCCACCTGTCTCACCACCTTGCATTTGCATACCCATTTCCATTTGAGCCTCTGCCATTGCCAATTCAGGCATTGTTACTTGTTCAAACGTTGGTTCCTTGTCTGCAATCCAGTTTCCATCATGAGTTCTCTTAATATTGAATCCCATTTGTTGTAGTTGAGCATAATTCTGAACTTTTTGGGCTTCAATTTCCAATTCTCTAAGTTCATCGGCTTCTTCACCGGCTTTTAACTTCAAAACCCAATCATCAACTTGTAATTCAAGTGCTAATCGGTCAAAAATATGAGTTTTCAAGAAATCTTGACTCCATTTTACTGCTCTGTTGGTAATTGTGACTTGCATTCCTTCACTTGCCCATCCTGCAGGCAATTCTCCGAAATAAAGTGGCAAAACACCAAAGGCTGCACCAATAATTTGTCTTAATTCTTGTCTAATATTGATAAATTCTAATTCTTTTAGTGATCCGGTGAAATCTATCCATTGAGCCATCTGTCTTCCACCTTTATCGGACTCTACAAGCAATGGATGTATCATGTATGGGTCTTCAACTGCACGTTGTTCCAATGCACTCCATGCTTTTCTGAAAGTTTCATAGTTTCTTGACGCAATAACCAATAATCCTCTTGGTGGTCGCATCTTGTCAAAGTATTTTCTGATATATTCATCCATATGTGATAGGGACATGACCTTTGACCATAATGCATAGATAGGACTGAACCCGTAAATGAGTCCTGGTTTATATTTACCTGCTACCCAGATAACTTCACCCTGTCCATAGATAACTCTCTTTGGTTGTGGTATACCTACACTGTATACTGATGATACTTCAAGCAATGCTTTGAGTGCTTTGGCACCACATCGATCACATTTTCCTTTTGAAAGTCGTTTATCTCTATGTTCAAATCTAGGACATACATATACTGCATTCCTTTTATCGTCAAATCCTATTCTACCATCAGAGTCAGCAATCATTGCTACTTGAGGGGGATCTATTCTTAACAGTTCTTTAATCTCAGTCTTCTCAAGATCAATCTCACCAGTAGCCTCATTAATGTAATAGTTCTTTAAGAGTAATAGATATGCATTGTCAGCAATATCCAGGTCCCTCTCTAGTTGTCTGCCTACATCTTCTATGGTTTGGTCGTTGTTATTAACATATCTAGTGTATAATGCTTGTAATTTCTTTCTGTTCTCTGGTTTTGGTCTTCTGATATTGGTTGATTTACAGTCATCACATTCTACGGTAGCATCATCTGTTGATTTTNTATCATTTGGAACCTTGTTATGAGCACCTGCATCCATATCATCTCCTTTCTCAGGCTTGGAGTCAAACTCTTTACCACAGTTCTCACATTTATACTTCCATTTCTCTACTACTTCAAATCCGTTCTTGAATGCTTCTCTGTTTAATGTCTCTATTGATATCCTAAGTGCATCTACGTTATCTGCTAGTTCGTAGATCATTATTAATGGGAATGGGAAAATTGGTAGTTTGGCCCCTGTATCAGTAGCCATGTAAGGCTGCATAATAGCAGGACGTGAGGTGGTTTCTGTGAACCCTTTGTTAGTAAAATTTAGATTACTGATGGACTTTGCTATGCCTGCTAATCCTTCTCTTAAGCCCATGCCTTATAAACGTGTGCTATGTATATAAAATTTTCTGAAAAAAAATAAATTTTCTGTTAAATAAATAAATTTATTGTCGTGGAGCGGCATTTTCTCCAAAAGGAGAGGCGTGAATTGTGACTCTACACATTTCCACTAGGATCGTGACCCCAGACACTCGCATCTTGCCAGCTTAAAGGGGGTCTAAGTCGGGCACCGTCAGGGTGGACATCGGGTGTCCCGAGACGACCATACTAGTATATATGCGTTGTCTAATATATATGTTTAGCTATTAACAGGAACAATCACTGCATTCGCAGTTATCACATTCACAAACCTTATGATCTATACAATCACAGTTAGAACAGTCACACTCAATCGGTTTCATATTCGGGTGTCCTTTTCTTTTCTTTCTTAGAATATTTAGATTCAAATGATTTCTTTTCAGATTCGTATTTATCTATATTTTTAGATTTACCGAAGAAATGAACAGGGCAACCCTTACCTTCTTTACATTTACATTGACCGAATAGTGCCATACCTTACTATAGGTACTATGATATTTATATATTATGTTCGTGCCTAAATGTTTCTAAACTCGAGAATAGAAAGATAGGTAAAAAAGTAGTGTACAAAGAAAAAAAAGTTATTAAATAAATAATATTAAGAAAAAAAACTATTAAATAAATAATAATTATTACTATACAAATATAGATTTATATGATACTATCACTATATAATAACATGAAACTAACAGCAGAAGATTTCATAGCAAGAGGTGAAGGAGGTTTTTATGCAATTCCTGAACATATTGTAATAAAATGCCTAGATAACCAAGATAAATTAGAACGCCTTGAAAAATTAGCCCAAGACCGATTAGAAGTACTGATTGAGTTTAAAGAAGAATGTAACAGATTAAAAGAATCTATGAACGGAGGTTAAAATGAGATTATGTAAATGGGAAGATCCTATGAGACAAACTAACACTAAGAGAAGATATGAACTATTAGATATCCTTGGTGCTAAGTGTGAATGTGGTTATGATGATAAAAGAGCCCTCCAACTTGATCATATTAATGGTGGTGGAAATGCACAAGTAAATAAATTGGGTAGTAAATCAAACGTCTATAAGTATTATCTTGAAAATCCTGAATTTATAGAAAGAGACTTACAGGTTCTCTGTGCAAATTGTAACTGGATTAAGAGACATACACATAAAGAATTACAAAGGGTTTAATCTTATTTGGTAGAATCACAAATCGGATTCTTTCTTCTCATTTTTCTTACCTTTCTTTCTGAATAATCCATCTACGCCCATTTCACAAGATTCTCCAGAACATGCACAACCCATATAATTATTAGGTGTGCCTACTATATTAATCTTCTTGTTTCTTGGCTTTAGGTTTGACTTTAGGGTTCGGATTGGTTTTCTTTACCTTATCCAGGGTTTCATTACTTTTCTTAAGTTGGTAAGCACCATACTCTGCATCGAGATCCTTTTTCTGTAAATTATAATCTACCAATTCTGCTGCTACTCTTA